TCAGTTTGAGGGTTTGGTCTCAAGCCAGGAATTGTTTGTGCTGCGCGATTAACAGCAGCACTGGTTGCAGAAGAAGACTGTCCTTGGTTAAAAATGGCGGGCATCCAAGCGGGGGCTGTGATAGCACCTGCGCCATAACCAGCGCGACCAAGTAGCCCCTTTAAACCAGCAAGTTCTTTTCCTGTTGCAAAGCTAGGCATAATTACCTCCAAACCTCATGTAAATAAATACGGGAACCAACTGCCATTAGTTCTGTCTATTAATTCGATTCTAAATCAAGACACGCAAACTCTTTGTAAAAAAGCTTTTGTGCATCTAAGGCCGCTTTTTTTGCGTCATCTTCATTTTCAAAGTTGCCTACAGTAATGCGTGTTCCGTCCAAAGTTACGCGAACACGATAAAGCCCATTATCTTTTCTCTTGCTGTAGCCTACAAAAATCTTGTTGTAGTTATTTTCTGCTTCACTTGCCAACCTTAAGTTTTCCCAGCGATTGTCTTGCGCGTTTCTATTTTTGTGCTCAACCAACATGGAACCAGGATCCGCTCCCGTCATTAGTAACCAAGCGATCCTGCTAATGTAATAACTTTTTCCTTTGTGTTTTACTATCCATGTTTTACGTCTTACTGGGCCACCAAGAGAGCCAATTGGTTTGCCAATTTTTTCTCTGTCCGCATTGCAACGCGATTTAATTAAAAACAACTCACCTGTCTCTGGTATGTATTTGTAATATTCTTTTAACTCTTCAATTGTAGGCAGGGGACAAGGAGCTACCACTGGCTTGATGCGTGTATTAATATACTAGCATACACGGATCAAGTTATCTCCATAGCTCGTGTAGGTATATGCGGGTGCCAACGGAAACATCAGCAGGTCCAGGTAATGCCTGGATAAATTCTGCACCAGAGCGTTCGTAACGGTAACGTGCCTGGTACGGATCTTTGTAGTTAGGAACGTAAAGAATGCCAGCTAGACGATTTGTTTCGTAGAGATAAATCTCGTCCCAAACTTTTAGCGCTTCTTTGGCATTGCTCGACCGAATGGTACGGTCAACGTCGCCAACAATATTTTCAATCCGAGTGGAAGGAGAGGATGCAACCTCTGTCTTCTTTTCGGCCGTATCGCAACGCCCAATCTGGATAACAATTTTATCGTAGAAGTAGGAATCGGGGACCGTATTCATCGCCTCTTCCAGGCGAGCATAATCACCCGCTGGCACAGAAACAGTGAAGTATCCCAGATGATACCTAATCCTACTTTTGTCGAAGTCGCTAAATTGCACTTCTATGTTCCAGTGTACCTTTTATTATAAAAGCAACAAATCAAGCGACAGTGTCACCAGCTTGATCCATGATGCCTGCAAGTGGATTCATTGCGTTCTGAAAAATCCCGCCCAGCAATTGATTCTTAAACGCACCAAGTAATGATTGAGGTTCTCTTGTTTGCTTCTTCTCGCGTGGCTGGTAGTTGGTTCCAAGCATGAACGCTTCGATTAAATCGTTTGTTTTGCCTTGGGCTTCTTCGTATGAGACACGCGGGGTTGGCGCCACGCTTGTATTGGTGAGATCAGTTGCCTCGCCAAGCGTTTTCATGTGGCCGTAACCAAGCTCGTACTTATTGTCTCCTGTAGTCCAGGTAGCAAGATTCCCATAGCCTCCTGCATTGGGACGCGGGGTGAACTTGACAGCACCTTCGACGTAAATCTCCGTGCCCTCCTGGCCGCCGTAATCAACACCCCTATGGTACGTACTTGCGCCAGGGATGCCTGTGTTGCGTGGCCCCCAGGAAGAAGTCTTTGTTAAACCTGCTGCAGGGTTTAAGATCAACTCCCCTTTGCTATCTGTGATGTACTTAGGCACCCTGTTGGAACCCACGCGCACGCCTGTGAACTTACTGCGGTGATACTCAGGGTTTTCGTACTCGCCAGTAACAAGGTTCTTTACATATGCATGTAAATGCGGGCCACTGGAAACACCAGAGGAACCGAGCTGACCTATCCGCGTAATCTTTGCCATACTTGTATTTTAAGACAAGAAAACCCTCGGTTTCCCGAGGGCTACTTGAGATGAGAATCAAACCCTAATCAGATCAGCGGCCATTACAGCATTCCAATCCACCCGTTTAATTTGCTTTAACTGCTCAAGACTGTTAAATCTTTCACCCGATAAAGACATCTGAAGATCTTTAATTTCCCGAGCAGTCTTCAGACCAATGCCTTTAATGTGATCAGCGATCATCTGGGCGGTGGCTGAATTTACATTTAGCCGGGTATCGGGAGGGAAGGTGCGTGGCTCTTCTTGTGCTGCACGATCTTTAACTTGAAGAGTCTTTACTTTTTTAGTAGCAGATTCATCAAGCTCAATCTCTGTCTTGTAAACGGTATAAAGGCGACCGTCTTGGTCTTCGACCATGAACCAATCACCGTTATCCCATTCGCTTACAACCTTGACACGTGCGCCAGTTTTTTTGTGCTGATACAACATAAGGACCAGGGAATTAATCTCTGGTCCTAGTTTACCCTAATCAGCTGACAGTGCGACCAGTCAGGTAGCCGTCAATATCTTCGTAACCAGGAGCTTCGTCAGGCTGGATGTAGCACACTTCCACAACCAGGTAACCGGTGCGGCCAGCACTTGCATCACCACTGGAGATGTAGAAGCCACCGGAAGTAGTGGTGCTGTTAGCGGTTTCCTTGGCGAACACCTTGAGGGTGGTGGATGCAGTGGCAGAGTAGTTAACAGTGCCAGGAGCAACGCCGGTTGCACCGGTGATGGTCAAGAAGGGGTTGGTGCCATAACCAGCAGTACCGCCAGCGAAGTAGATTTCGCCTACTTGGCTACCAGAAACGGTGGAGGTCAGGTTGGCCTGAATCACACCTTCGCCCACGCCAGAAGCAGCAGTGGGGTTGCTGGAGCTTACGCGACCGAACGAGATCACGTTACCGGTAGCGGCATACACACCAGAGGCCACGCGGCCATCGCCCCAACCAGAAGCAACGGAGATCGCGGTGCGATACACATAAGCAGGCAGTGTGCTAGAACCAGAGATCACCATGCCAGTGATGTCGGGACGGGTGTCGTCCTGGCGGTAAGGCGAGGGAACAATTACATCAGCAGCAGCAACGCCAGAACCAGAGGTGGTCGTCACAGGGACATAACCACGCTGCTGGAAGTAGCGATAGCCAGGGATGGCCAGCACCGAAGTAGGGCCGCCCTTGGAGTAGTCATTAGTGCCGTCAGCAACGACATCAATGTTCTTATACCAGCCGTTCAGGGGTTCAGCCCAGTTGCCGGGATAGATTTTCTTAGCGGACAAATAGGTCATTTATTTTTCCTATAGTTTAGTTATTATTTATTGATCAGATGGTGCCGTCATCTTGCACATAGCTGAACGCGGTGGTCACAAAGTCCTTGTTCAGGATTTCGAAGCCGGCGTACAGTTGCCAGATAAGGATGATGAAACGGCTAAAGTCATCGTTGTTGTTGATGAGCACCTGAGCGTTCGGGCCGCCGATACCAACGCCAATGGCTTGAGGACCGAAGAAGTAACCCTGAGCCACTTCCTTGGAAGCGTAGGTACCACCAGTACCAGCGAAGGAGGTATTGATGTTCTTGGTCGGGAAGTTGGTCGACTCGAAGAACTTAACGCCTTCAAACTGCACACCAGTCGGCATGACGGGTTCACCAGCCAGGAAGTAGCCCTGACCAGCTTGGGGACCCATGTAGAAGCTGGCATTGTTAGGCATGCCGGGGTTGCCCATGTACATGCCCTGACCGGGGTTGCCAGCATAACGGGCAATCTCACGGAAGTCGGGGTCACGACGCAGGTGCATCATGAAGGTAGGATCGCAGATGCAGCGATACAGACCATCAGCGTAAGTAGGAACGTTGCGCTTGCGCAGGTCCTTAACAACGGTCAGCAGGTCAGTACGCACCTGGAACTGTTGAACTTCGTTGTCGTACTCAGTAGAGGTGTAAGCAATACGACCAGAAGAATCCTTAACTTTGCCACCAGGGAAGTAGTAACCACCTTGGGTGGTAGACGCGGCACCATTGGCTTCAGCTTTGGCGAGTTCATCAATGAACACGCGGTCGCGCCAACGACGGTAGTCATCCAGCAGCGTCAGGCTACCGATGGACTGGTGGAACATGTTCAGGTTACCGGTGTCCAGCAGCAGACGCTGGGCGGTAATCAGGGTTTCACGAGCAATCTTGAAGGTCGAGGGCTGGGTCGGATCGCCGGGGTCTGCAGGACCGGTGTATTCCTTAAGCACCACCAGGACTTTCTCCTTGGTGATGTTACGGCTGTTAGCGG